TTAAGGTTTTAGATGATGATGATAAAATTCTTTTTGAATGTTTTTCTTTGGAAGAAGACAAAGAAGGTTTAGAAAGTGGCAAAGATTTAAGAATACCTGAAGGAAATTATAATTTAAAAAGACATAGTCCTTCACGATTTGAAAATACTTTAAGAAGTATTACAAAAAAAGATGATGATACAATGATAAATGTTTATAATGATGATGTGCCATCAAGTCGTGCAATTTTAATACACTGGGGAAACACTGATAAAGACACACAAGGTTGTATCTTGCTTGGGCTTACTAAAGATAATAATAATGAAAGTGTCGGTCAAAGCAGGCAGGCTTGCAAAGAATTTTACGACTTAATGCATGGTAAAAATCTTGAAGACATTAAATTAGAAATAACAAATGAATTAGCATGAAAGGAGATAAAAGTTTAAGTAGGTTAAAGTTTACACCCCGCTTTTGCGGGGCAAGGCTAATAAGCCTTGACTATAATTACACAAAGTAGTATAATTATAATTATAAACTTCTGGTATGACATTTATATCACCACCTTTCGCGGGTGGAATTTAGCCATAGGGGGTCAGACCTACGGCTAACCCTTAGGGGTATTATATAAAAACCTTACTTAAACTTCTAAAACAAATATGATAAATCTTTTATTTGGAAATGCAAAGCTTTATATAGCCTTAGCTTTAATGGCAATCTTAACAGGGTATTTTTATCTAAGACTTGACAGCACAAAAGCTAAGTTAGAAAAAAGTCAAAGTAGTTTAGCTTTGGCTTTGGAGATTAACAGAAATAATGAAGAAAGGCTAAAAGAACTCACGCAAATTCACAAAGCGGAGCTAAAAGCAATCAATGAAGCAAATAATCAAAAAAATGAAGTTCAAAAAAAGGTGCAATATGTTAAAGAATACATTTATAAAAGCAATGAAAATAATATCACTAAGCTTTTTAACGATGTCGTTGATAGGTTGTGGGATGCAAACTCAACAAGTAGTAACAAAAATAGAAATTCAAAAAGTGAAAATACCACAAGAGCTACTAACTATAAGTCCCATTGAAAAGCCAAAGGCAAAAAATGAGCTAGATATTTTAAATGCTTATTCTATGCTTTTTTACAAATACAAACAGTGTGAGATACAGATTAGAAAGATTAAGGAGTTAAATGAGGAATGATCCTCATTTACATCTATTCTAGAACTTCTGCTTTGTATTTTTCATACTCGGCTTCACTGATACACCTTTTTTCTTTCAATCCTCTTAAAAATTCTAAATCTCTCATTTTAGATATTTTTTGTTCTCGTCTATAAGGTTTTTTAACCGCTAAATACAAAATACATCCAAAAATGCCAAAGAAAAACCCAACTATACCCCACCATAAGCTGCTCATATTTCTTTGTTTAGCATCATAAGAAAGTTCAAAAGCACATACAACAGCAAAGATAAAATACACAAGTCCTGCAATTTCCATTTTTACTCCTTTTTAATTAAAAATTGTCACATTTTACTTTATATATTCTTAAATTCTCATTTTCTACATCGTGATTAGGCACTTGGTAACATTCTTTAAAATTATCACCTTTTAAAATCTTAGTGTAAGAGCTTGGAATAGCAATATTGTTTTTTATTCTTTGTGGATTATTGTCATAATTAACCAAATTTAAAACTTCTAAACTTCCAAGCTTTAAAGCTACTTGTCTTTCTCTTTTTTCAATTTTATTCCAAACTCTTTGATTGATTTGTGGATTTTGTGGAGTAATGTTGCTCATTAAAAAAGTGCTTCTTTGAGCTTGAGTTGTTTTTCTCATTGAAGCATTAGAAAGAGTGTGTCTCCTGTCGTAACCGCTGTTTTTATAATCACTCCATGTGGTGCGGTATTTTTTAGGAATATTTGTATCATCTTCAAAGCGTGGGCGTTTTTTGATTTGTTCGCCTTTTAAATTATCCGCTTCTAATCTATAAGCTACGGCTTTAGTGCCTTTTAAAGAATAATCATAACAATTAATATAATAAAATTTATCCAAAACTTGTGAGCAGTTTTGTTTAGTAAAATACTTGGCAAAATCTTCGCTTGGTTTGTATTGTGTATAATCAGCAAAAGCTAGAGTGGATAATAAAGATAAGATTATAAGTTTTTTCATTTGTTTCATACCCTTTCAATTTGATTTAAAAATATCTTTGCATTACAAGAGCAAACCACTACACCTATAAATACATAATTTTTTAAAGCACTTTTTTTTATTTTTTTATCTCCAAAATTAAAATTATCACTGCTAATAACTATATCATCATCGAAAGCATTTTTTAAAATACGTTTGCAAAAAAGCTCGTTATCATTATCGCGAAAAATTACTACATCAGCATTTCTTATCTTTTCTAGTGAATTTTTAGTAGTATCTATGATGATAAAAGAGCCATTTTGTATAAAAGGTTCCATGCTTTCACCATAAATTTTAATCATATCATATTGTGTTTTATAAGGCACTCCTAAAACATCAGTTAGAAAAGCTTTATCTATGTTTATAAGCTGAAAATTTTCATTTTCATTTGCATTGCCAAAACCTGCACTTGCACAAATGTCTGGAAAATAACGAATGGTTATAGTATCTTTGTGGTGATGAATAGAGACTGAATTATTAGCCTTTTTTAACTCATAGTATTTTTTCAATGCTTGAGCTGAAAGTTGTTTATTGTTCCGCCAATTATTTGCATTATTTTTTTTATATCCTAATCTCTCTGCTACTTCTTCTAAACTTTTTACATTAAAAAAAGTTTTTAATTCTTCTACTAATTCATAATAATTTTCCATAAATATAACCTTGAAAATATATTGACATATATTTAAAATTAATATATAATTCTACACATAATTAATTTTACAAAATAAAATAATTATTTAACCAAAGCATAAAGTATGCCAAGTTTTAACTTAGAAAGTTTTTAGGAGTAAAGATGCAAGAAGCAAAATCAATTTTAGATGTTTTAAGTTTTAGAAAAACTGAAGAAAAGGAAGAGCTTAGAAAGTGTTTTAATTTTAGTGATGAGGTTTTTGAAAAAGGACTTAATTTTTTACATACAAATGATGAGATAAGCATAGAAGCTGTGAGTGATGGACTTTTTGAAAAAACGATTATCAGCATAAAGGTTTCAAAATGAAACAAGCTATAAAGCAAAAATTAGGTGTTAGTAGCATAACAGAAGCAGGGTTAAAACTAAATTTAGCTCACAATGTCTTAAATAGTTGGCTTTCAAATAATCTTACAAATGCAAAGGTTGAAATAGCCCTTTTAAAACTGGGTTTAAGAGAGGATGAAAGACTAATAAAACGCATAGAAAAGCTAAAAAGCGAGTATAAAAAGAACGAAATCCGTAAGCAAGCCTATGAAAAATCTATGAAAGAAATTAAAGCTTTATTAGAAGAGATCGAGGCGGCTTAAAAGCCTCATTAAGCACATTTATCTAAGCACTTTAAAATCGCATTTTTTAAAGTGATAGCAAAAAGTGTGCTTAAAGGGTTTTTGCAAAAGTTGCGTTAAGTGGATAAACGCCTACAATTGCGAACTTTAAAGGTTTGATATTTTTTAGATTGCTTCACTAGCCTTTTATGGCTAGTGTGTTCTTATATTCATTGCACTCACAGGCGACGGTGTGGAAAGTGGGCTTTTTTAAAGCTTTGTTAATTTACCAAAATACCAAAAGTCTTTTAGACTTTGAATGCAGGTCCTATGTTTTGGTTAGTGTTTAAATGAGGACTAATGAGAATTCTTTTAAAGTCCTCAAATTTATTTATTTCTTCTTAAATTAAGCCATCTTTTAAGATGGCTCTTAAGTCTTCATTTAAACACTAAAAAATTTTAAGGAGAATAAATGAATTTAGAACTTTTTAAAAAAGATGAAAACAAAGAAATAAGCTTAACTTCTTTAGAGATAGCAGAGCTTACAGGCAAGGAGCATTTTAATGTTATAAGAGATATAGAAACTTACTTAGAAAAAGTGGTTGAAGGGGGTGTCTTCAAATTTGAAGACACCTACCAAAACACACAAAATAAGCAATCTTACAAGTGTTACCGCTTACCAAAAAGAGAAGTATTGATTTTAGTGAGTGGATATAGTGTTGAGCTAAGAGCAAAGATAATCGATAGATTAGAATACTTAGAAAATGAGCTTAAAAAACAAAGTTATAAACCGCTTTCATTAAAAGAAAGTTTGCAAATGCAATTAGAACTTTTAGAGAGAAATGAAAAGCTTCAAATTGAAAATGTAAATTTAAAAAATGAAGCCAAAGAAAACGCACCACTTATTCACTTTGCAAATCGTATAAAAGATACTAATGATGCTATTTTAATAAGAGATTTCGCAAAAATACTTTATGAAAAAA